CCGAGCCCGTTGCGGAACCGGCGGCCGCGCCGCGCACCTTCGAGGAGCTTGAGGCCGCTCGGGAGGCGGAGCTGTACGCTGGCGTCTCCAACGACACCGAGGGGTGGGGCAGCGGCGACGGCTGGGGCGCGGCGGACGACCTGGCGCCAGACCGGAACAGCATTGTCGGATGCCGGCCCGAACTCTCTGATCTGCTGTCACACAGCATCAGGTCCGCGGGCGACGATGACAGATGAACTTCCCACGCTGCGGCTTCGTCTCGCGGAAGCGGAGCTGGCCAGGCACAAGCTGCTGACCGGCAACAAGCGCATCCGCCTAATGCATTCCGGCGCGGGCGTCAGCACCAGCGCCGACTTCTCCCAGGCCGACGTCGGCAAGCTGGCCGAGTACATCGACGAGCTGAAGTCCCGCATCGCCACGCTGACCGGCGAGGATGCCGGCGGCCGCCGCGCCTTCAGCTTCTACTGAGGTGGACATGGCCGAGCGCTCCCTGATCCTCGACGCCACCGGTACGCCGATCGATCGTCTCGCCATGTTCGGCGACACGTCGTGGAATGGCGCGTCGGGCGGGCGCGAGATGGAGGATTGGGAGGCGTCCCGCGGCTCCGCCGACGCGGACCTCCAGGGCGAGCACGAGGAGATCGCGTACCGCTCCCGCGACGCAGACCGCAACTCGCCCGTCGCGCACTCCGCGATCCAGGCCACCGTCAGCAACGTCGTCGGGCCCGGTTTCCTCTTCGTCCCGAACGTCGACTACCTGTTCCTCGGCAAGTCGCGGGAGTGGGCGATCGAGGTCAACCGGCTGATCAAGACCCGCTTTCGGGCGTGGTACAATAGCACCGACATCGACGCGACGGGCATCGACAACGGCCATGGTCTGACCGCCCTGGCACTGCGCTCCGTGCTGACGTCCGGCGGCATGATCGCCCTGCCGATCTACCAGCCCGGCGGTCTGTCGGGTTACGGGCTGAAGCTGCACTTCGTCGAGATCGACCGTGTGTCGACGCCCTATGGCGAGCAGGACGGCGAGGACTACCGCAACGGCATCGGCTTCGACGAGTACGGCAAGCCCCTGTTCTACGACATCCGGAATTCTCATCCAGGCGACGTCGCCATCGGGCTGACCGCCGACGTGAACACTTGGACCCGCATCCCCGCCGAGACCTCGTGGGGCCGTCAGCGTGTGCTGCACGTGTTCGACAAGGAGAGGATCGACGTCTCCCGCGGCGTCTCCGGCCTGGCGCGGGTACTGCCTCGGCTGCACACCTTCGACAAGCTGACGCAGAACACCTTGCAGAAGGAGTTCGCCAACAGCCTGGTCGGCCTGATCCTCAAGACGAACATGTCGTGGGACCAGGTCAAGACGCTGTTCAAGTCCAGCGAGGCATACCTCAAGTTTAGGAAGTCCAACCAGCCGAAGCTGGGGCCGGCCAGCGTGCTGACCGTGGCGCCGGGCGAGGACGTGGTGCCCTTCAGCCCCGGCCGCCCGGGCAGCGACTACGACGCCTTCAGCGTCAACATCATGCGCGAGATCGCGGCGGGCATGAACATCCCGTATGAACTCGCCATGCGCGCGTTCAGCGGCATGAACTATTCGAACGCGCGCGTGATGCTGGCCGAGGCCTGGCGTGGTTTCTCGACCTCCAGGCAGTGGCTGATCAACCGCCTGAACAAGCCGATCCTCCGCCTGTGGATCGAGGAGGAGGCCGAGCGCGGCGAGATCCCGGACCTCGATCCCGACGACCTGTTCGACCGGCCCGGCTACATGGAGGCCTGGACGCGGTCGAACTGGATCGGCACCGGTCGCGGCTACATCGACCCGAAGAAGGAAGGCGACGCTCAGACGACGCGCCTGAAGAACTTCACGTCGAACCTCCAGATCGAGTGCGCGGAGCAGGGCCTCGACTGGGAGGAGGTCCTGGAGCAGGCGGCGTACGAGCGCCAGGTGTTCGAGGCCGCCAAGCTGATCCACCCGAACTCGATCCCGACGCCAGCGCACGCGCCGATCGGCCACAACCAACCGCCAGACGACGAGGACCCCGACGCGGCGGACAGGGAGATGATGCGATGACCAATAAGGGACCCCTGATCCACGTCGCGGCCGCGCTGCGCGGCCAGCCATGGGCCATCACCGAGACCGCTCTGGGCGAAATGCTCAGGATCGCTGACCGCGCGCCGGTCAACATCCAGTCGCTGGCGCCCAAGATGGACCGCATGCAGCGTCAGTCCCGGAAGGGCTCGGCGTCGCTGCCGGGCAAGGCCAAGAGGACCATCGGCGCCCTGTCCCGCGAGATGACCAGGGACGCCTGGGACGTCGATAGGCCCTACGTCCGCGACGGCGTCTGCGTCATCCCCATCATCGGCCCGCTGTTCGCGTATTCGTCGTGGCTGACCGACATCTGCGGGGCGATGTCCTACGACGTCATTGCCGATTCGTTTTCGCGCGCGCTCGACAACGACAAGGTGAAGGCGATCCTTTTCATGATCGATTCGCCCGGTGGCCAGGTCACCGACTGCGCGGAACTGGCGGCCATGATCGCCGGCGGGCGCGGACGCAAGCCGATCGTGGCCTATGTCGGCGGCGCGTGCTGCTCCGCCGCCTACTGGCTCGCATCCGCCACCGATGGGATCGTGGCGTCGTCGACGGCGATGGTTGGCTGCCTGGGCGTGGTCGGCACAATGCGCGATATGCGCGGCGCAGAGGAGAAGCTGGGCATCAAGACGTACGAGATCGTCTCCAGCCAGACGCCGAACAAGCGCCCGGACCCCGCGACCGACGCGGGCTACGAGCAGATCTTGACGGAGATCACTGACCTGGCAGCCGTGTTCCTGGCCGACGTCGCCATGTACCGCGACGTGGACCTGAAGGTGGTCAACGACAACTACGGCCAGGGCGCCGTCTTCATCGGTCAGAAGGCCGTGGCGGCTGGAATGGTCGAGGAGATCGGCACGTTCGAGGCCGTCCTGGAGCAGCTGGCGGCCGCCTGAGGCGGCCCCATTTCAGCATTGTCGGATGCCGGCCCCGGCGGCTTTCTCGATCCTACAGCGAACCTAACCGCTTCAAGGACCGAGGGCCCATGCTCAAGATCTTCCGCTCGCAGCGCTCCGCGCCGACCGCCCCCCTGAATGCGGGCCCGTCCGCCGCCCAGTCCGCCGACGCCCCGATGGACGACGAGGACCTGGATGAGGACGAGGACCTGGATGAGGACGAGGACCTGGAAGGGTCCGAGGAGGAAGACGAGGACGCCGCCGAGGCTGAGGACGAGGGCGAAGAGGAGGAGGAGGCCCCGGCCGCTCCGCCCGCCGCCGCCGATGCCAGCGCCGCCCGCATCCAGGCGATCCTGACGTCGGATGCAGGCCGCGCCAACCGCGGCCTGGCCGAGGCCCTGGCCTTCGGCACGAAGCTGTCTGCGGCCAAGGCCGAGGAACTTCTCAAGGCCTCCAATCCGACCGCCGCCCCGACCGGCAAGCGTCAGGGCCTGGCTGATCGGCTTCGCGCCGAGGGCGCCGACCGCCCCCGCGTGAACGTGGGTGGACGCGGTGGAGAGCCCCGCAGCGCCGACGACGAGGAGATCGCCGCGATCGTCGGAGCCGCCGGCCGCATCGGCATCGCCAAGAAGTCCGCCTGACCGCGGACGCGGCCATTCCCTGAACCAGGAGCGACACAGACATGACCAGCGCAGGCAAGGCCGGAATGGCCAGCTACCGGATCGAGAGCTTCGACGAAGTCGAGCTCCTCGATCCCACCGTCCAGATGGTCGACCAGTCGGTCACCATCGCCAATGGCCAGAACCTGGTCCGCGGCTCGGTGCTCGGTCGCATCACCGCCAGTGGCAAGTACGTGCTGTCGGTTGCGGCCGCCAATGACGGCTCGCAGGTCCCGCGCGCTGTCATGCTGCACGACCTGGTCACGACTGCCGACACCGTTACCGGCGTCGCGGTCGGCGGCGCCTTCATCGCGCCGGCGCTGGTCCTCGGAGCGGGCCACACCATCGCAACGGTCCGGGCCGCCTTCGAGGACACCGGCCGCTACGTCTCCGACGCCTCCTAAGGCGCCGGCGACCGCCACCCTTTCCGACCATTCCTCATTCTGGGAGCCTGCCAGTGTCCACTTACTCCACGCGCGTTCTGGCGGGTGTCCGCAGAAGCCTGAAGCTCGATTCCACCTTCCTCCTGGGCCGCTACTTCAACAACGTCGTCCTGTCGGACGCGGAGGAGGTGACCTTCGACCAGGAGCTGCACGACGAGAAGCTCGCGCCGTTCGTCGCCCCGCAGGAAACCGGCGAGATCATGCTGGAGCAGGGCTTCCAGAGCGAGACGATTTCCCCGGCGTACATCAAGATCAAGACGCCTCTCGCGCCGTTCAAGTCGATCAAGCGCGCCATGGGCGAGGACTTCAACGGGAAGCTCTCCCGCAAGGCCCGCATGGACATGCGCCTGGCCGAGACGATGCGCCGCCACGAGAAGCGCATCAACCGTCGCCTGGAGGCGATGGCCGCGCAGATCTTGGTGACCGGCCAGCTGGTGCTGGAAGGCCTCAAGTACCCCAGGCGCATCGTCAATTTCGGCCGTAACGCCGCCCTGAACGTCCCGCTCGTCGGAGCCGACCGCTGGAACCAGGCCGGATCCAACCCGATCCGGGACATGGAGCGCTGGTCGCACTTGGTGCTGCAGGCCAGCGGCGGAGCCGTGGTCACCGAATGGGTCATGGACCCGGACGCCTGGGCCGCCTGCCGCGAGAACGAGCGCGTCCTGAAGCTTCTCGACCAGCGCCGCGCCGGTCCCGAGATCGGCGCCGACAGGCTGGACCTCGGTCCGCGTCGCCCGGTCGCGCAGGGCGCCTCCTACGTCGGTTCGCTGGGGCAGTTCGACATCTACGTCTACGCCGCGTTCTACCGCGACGCGAACAACAACGTCGTGCCGTACCTGCCTTCGGGCACGGTCATCGGCATGGGCGCCGACTTCGAGGGCGTGCAGTACTTCGGCGCCATCGAGGACGTCGACGTCCTCGTGCCGATGAAGATCCACCAGAAGACGGACACCGTGTTCGATCCGTCCCAGCTGGTTCTGATGTCGCAGACGGCCCCGTTGCTGGCCCCCGGCCGCAAGGACGCGCAGGTCACCGCCACCGTCCTTTGAGGACGCATCGCCGCCCGGTCACCCGGGCGGCGCACCCACGTCGAGCCACGCCTGTCCCTTCCATTCCGACACCCAACCACGAGGTCCCGCCATGGGCACGAAAGTCATCGTCGAGAACACCTTCCAGTACGCCGGCAAGATCCTGCTCAAGGGCATGACCGTCGAGATCGAGAAGGACGCCGACTTGGTCGAGGTGACCAAGCGCGGCCTGGCGAAGCGCATTGGCGCGGAGAAGGCCGACGACAAGAAGGACGCCGGCCAGGGTTCCGGCGCCACCAAGTAATCCAGCCGGAAGGCGTGTGACATGAGCAAAGGCGTAAGGGCGGCGATTGCCGACGTGTTCGGTGAGGCCGAGGTCCTTCCCGCGCTATCCGCGCGGGATGGCGAGGTCGCGCTGCCCTTCCGCCAGGCGCTCGCCGCCAACGAGGTTGTAGCTGCCTCGATCGAGACTGGCGAGGTCGTCGAGGTATCGATCGAGAACGATGCCGAGGACCAGACTGCCAAGGTCAGCTTCCTCGCTGTCGGCAGCGTCCCCGAGACCGACGCCGCGCGCGTCGCGTTGCTGGCCGCCAAGGGCTTCCGCCGCTCTATCCCCGCAGGTTCGCAGCTGGTCGAGACGCGTGCCGCCTCCCAGGGCGATACCTTGCTGATCCATTCCGACGCCGCCGTCTTCGTCAGCGTCCACGTCTATTCCAAGGCCGTCTGAGATGATGGGCCCGATCATCATCGGAGGAGGGGGAGGAGGGCCGGGAACGCCTGGTGCCTCGCCAGAATTTCAGAAGACCGCCACCCACATCCAGTGGCGCCTGGCCGGCGCAAACGAGTGGTTCGACCTGGTCTCTATCGCGGACTTGATCGGTCCCGCCGGCGAGGATGGCACCGATGGCGTATCGCCCGAGCTCCAGAAAACCGCCACCTATGTGCAGTGGCGTCTCCCCGGCGGCTCCTGGGCTAACCTGGTCTCACTCGCGGAACTGACGGGGCCGGCCGGCGCCAGCGGGCAGCTGGTCCTTAAGGGCAGTGTGCAGCTGACGGCGAACAATGCGGCTTACAACATCGCCGGGGCTGCCCCGGCTGGTGCGACGCATGTCGTCGTCGAGGCAATTGGCGGTGGCGCGTCGGGGATGGCGCTCGGAAGCACCCCGAATTCCGCCGCGGGTGGAATGCCCGGTGCCGCCGAACGCACCGACATGCTGCCGCTGTCCTCCATCCCTGCGACCGTCGCGGTGACGATCGGCGCCGGTGGCGTGGGCTACACGTCAACCGGCACCCTTGCCGCCCAGTCCGCGAACAACGCCGGCGGCGAAACCCGGGTCGGAGACTTGGTACGCGCGGTCGGCGGCGCTTCCAACGGCGGCTTCGCGACGGCCGTGTCGGCGCTGCTGTTCTTCGCGTCCAGCAAGATGCCCTCGATGCCGGGTTGGCACGAGGTGGCGAATATCTTGAACGGTCGCCATGCGTTCGGCGGGGCCGATGGCCCGGGTGGCGGCGGCGCCTCCGGCCCCGGTCACAACGGCACCGGTTACGGGAATGGCATCGGCGGCAACGGTGGCGAAGGCGGTCGTCGCGTTCCCGGCTTCACGACCGCGGGGGGCATCGGTGTGAGCGCCGCAGCCGGCCCTGCCGGATCGAACGCCGCGACGCTGTTCAGCTACGGCGGCGGTGGCGCCG